TGTGAGCGGCTGTGGGGTTACCAATGCATTCAACAGCAATACCATTTGCAAACACTTTGGCGCCAGCGCCAGTAGGACCAGTCACAGTTGTTGTACCGTCACAACCGTGACCTGTGGTGGTTGGATCTCCGTCTCTGGCTATTGCTGGCATAATACTATTTATTTTAAAGCAATGCCGGTAGTATTTTGAATATACTGATCCGAAGCATCTTTAGCAGTTGGTGCTAGCACCATAATAGTTGAACGCGAAATACTAACATTAGTATCCATTTCAACTGTAAACAAAAATGGCACAAGTGCAATACCTTTTTGACCTGCTGTTAACACCAATGGCTTATTCACTGTAACTGACATTGGATTCTCGTCAACTAATTTAGCAACGATTTCTTCGCCTGCTGTTGTTTTGATTGTTACTACTTCGCCCGTTGCGATACCTTTATTGATTAGCATGTTTACCCTTTGAGTGTGTTAAAAAATTCTTCGTCTTTACCTGCAAGGCCTTGAAAGCCGCCAGGAAGGAGAACGCCATCCTTGAAAATTTGTGGAACACTACGCAGTCCCTGATCCATCAAGAACTCACGTGCAGTTGGTTCATCTTCCATTTTAATAACTGTGAACGGAACATCTTTACTTTCTAATAATGCTTTGGCTCTGTCACAAAACGGACAGTTGTTTTTTGAATATACTGTGATCATTGTTTTCTCTTATAATTCTGGTAATGCATCATACTCTAATGTCTCGCTCATTACACCTAGTACGTAGTTAGTACTTTCGTTTTCTTGTAATGCAGTTTGTTTCTTGCTGGTATCACTGTGTTTGTTGAACCAAGGAATTGGTGTTGACTTTGGAGCACTTGATTGATATTTGATCCCAATTTGTTTAAGCGCATCAACTGCTGTGTAGTCCACAAAGTCACGAAGGATGTTTGCATTGAGTCCAATGACTGGCCCCATCTTGAACAGATAACTGGCCCAATCTTTTTCTTCACGAATCACATCCATGTACAGTGCGTAGACTTCTGCTTCACATTCTGTTTTGGCTTCAACAAAGCGTGGATCTTCTTTGACTACTTGATTGATCAAATACGCAGTCCAACCTTTGTGCAACAGTTCGTCTTGCAAGATCAAACTGATAATATTACCATTGCCAATAAAGATTTTATTCTCAACCATGGCTAAACTAGTGGCAAACGATGTCATAAATCGAAACGCTTCCAAAGCATAGCTGGCATGCAATGCCATCCAAATGGCTCGAATATGTTCTTTCTCTGTGACTTCCATACCAAGTTCTTTACGACAATTAATTTGATGTAATGCATCGTAGTAATTACCCACACTACTAGCCATGTCAATAATTTCTTTAGTGTCGTGGATTGTGTTGAACACATCCTTAGGCACGTTGTAAATGTTACGGATAATATGACTATAACTTTTGCTGTGAATATTGGTTTCAAAAAATCCCCAGTTGTACATCAATGCCTCAACTTCAGGCAAGCTACACACTGGTGTGAACACTTGTGTTGGCCCACGGCCTTGCAAACTATCCAACGCTGTTTGACGTAACAAGTTGCTGGTAAAAATATGTTTCACAGCATCACTTGCTTCTTTGAAGTCGTTTGAATCTTTGGTAAGACTTACTTCTTCCGGTTGCCAAAAGAAGCCACGTGCAGTAGCATCAAAGTCTGCAATCTTTTTGTATTTGACTTCTTCAAAGCGTTGGATAGTCACCGGACCTGCTGGATCCAGAAACATCTTACGGCTTAGGTAGTCTGTTTTTGTTGTTAAGTTATATTGTGCGGTGCTCATTAATATTTTCCTGATGCAAGTACTATCTTGCAAATATGTTCTAATCTTTCTATGTGCTCATATGCACGCCAAGGACTAGTGTCAATAGCAACAACTCCGTGTCCTTTGATGCCTACAATGTCATAGGCAATGTTTCCCATCTTGTCTAATTGTAACATCTTATGACACTGATCCGCAAGCTCTTGACTGATAGGAGGTACATCTCCCACATTGGGTGCAACCTTGGTATAACGATTCAATTCTGGAAACGCATCGCTAATAGTGCTGAGATCGATACCGGCATGCATTGCGGCAATACAGTAAGTAGGATGAACATGTACTACTACTCGAACTTCTCCACTGTGCTGGCCCATTTCTTTTTGTAAGCCAAAATGTAATGGAATCTCACCGCTGGGTACTAGATTTTTACTGATATCGGTATACGGCAAATCTCTCCAACTATAACCAAAGATGCCTGTGCCGTTGCCACTATTGATAGTTCTATCAATTGCAATTTTTTTGAACTGATCAGGTTGTAGAGTTTGTTTACGTACACCGCTTGGTGTAATGTAAAAGTGATCACGGTCGTGATGACGAATACTCACGTTACCATCACGACTGGTAATCCAGTTACGCTTGTAAGCGTCTACCATTATGTCACATATTGTTTCTAACATTACAGTTTACAAGACTCGCAGTCTTCCTCGCTATCAAAATCTATTGGCTCCAGCATTGTAGGAGCTTCTTCTGCTTTCATCTTACTGCCTGCTTTGTTAATCAAACTATAGTAAAATGTTTTTAAACCCCACATGTGTGCTTGCATCAAATTCTTAGCAATCAATGTGGTTGGCACTTTGCGATCTGCAAAATGTGCTGGATTATAGAATGTGTTGGTGCTGATACTTTGATCCACATATGCCGCAAGCACTGCACTGGTTTTCAAATAACCGTCACAGTCTTTTTGATCCCACATCATTTGATACTTGTTCTTGAGTTTGTGATATTCTGGTACCACTTGCACAAACGATCCTGCTTTGGATTCTTTCACACTGATCAAGCTCATTGGCATTTCGATACCGTTAGTACTGTTGATAACAACGCTTGAACTTTCTACCGGAGCGATAGCCATCAGTGTAGCATTGCGAACACCGTACTGTTTCATATTGACTCGTAGGGTTTCCCAATCTAGTTCTGGGGTAAAGTCAGCTAGTTCATTTACACCGTTGGCTCGTAACTCCCACGGAAACGTACCCTGGCCGTATCGTGTGTGTGAGCTATGCTGACAAGCACCACGCTCTCGGGCCAACTCAACTGTTGCTTCCGTTAAGTAAAACGCTTGATGTTCCATCCATGCTTTAACGTCTTGTAATGCATCTTTTTCGCCGTAGCGTAACCCACGCTTGGCATGCCAGTAGGCAAGGTTAGTAACACCAATGCCCAATGGTTGTATTTCATCATTGCTTAACTTAGACTGGATAGATAAGAAGTCTTGGTAATCAAGTATGTTGCATAGACTACGCTGTAAAATGCGGCAAGCACGGCGCATGTCTTCTGGATTACGGAATGCTCCCCAGTTGATCGAGCCGAGTGTGCAAAGAGCAATGCGGCCATCAGCATCATCAAGACGCTTGAAAGATTTAGTAGGTAATAGTATTTCACAGCATAAGTTACTTTGGTAAATTGTATGATACTCTGGGTCGAATGGTCCTTGTTTCATTACATTGTCAATAAACACAAGATAGATACGTCCTGTATCAGTGCGCTCTTTCAGTATGCCCGACTTGAACACTTCTTCGGCTGACATTGTTTTCTTGCGAAGACCTTTTTGTTTTTCATATTTTACGTACAATTCTTCAAACAGTTGTGTATTTGCATAAAAGGCTTCGTACAAGTCAGGTACTTCATTGGGGTCAAAGAATGTTATGTCTTCTTTGTTTTTAAATCGTCTCCAGAAGAAAGCACTAAGCACAACCCCATAATCCATATGACGGACTCGGGTTTCTTCTGTTCCTTGGTTGTTTTTAAGAACAATAAGATCATCAAACTGATGATGCCAAATAGGATAGAATACAGTAGCACTTGCATTGCGAATACCTCCTTGTGAACATGATCGCAAATCACCAAACCATTTCTTCAAGAAAGGTATCATACCAGTGTGCATGATTTCGCCGCCGCGAATCGGGGAGCCCAATGGGCGTAAGCGACCGATTTCCAATCCGATCCCCGCACGTTTACTGGCATACTTGGCCATCATTTCGCCTGACGCGAAAATACTGTCCAAATCATCATCCGAGCGAATAAGCACACAACTACTAAATTGCTTAGTAGGCGTACCAAGCCCTGCCAACACTGGCGTGGCCAATGTAAATAGTCCGTCACTTGCGGCATTGTAATACTCCTTAATGTAACGCATACGAGCTGTATTAGGCTCTTCTTTGTGAAAGATTGTTGCTGATGCAATCATGTACCTAATTTGTGGAGTTTCGTAAGTTTGTTTAGTACTGCGGTTTTTAACAAGATACTTTTCAATCAATTGTTCAATGGCCGCATACGAATATGTTTCGTCCTTTTCGTGATCCAACATATCGTCCATTCGATTCCAATCTTCTTCGGTATACCATTCCAGAAGTTCACTGGTATACAAACCAGTTGCTACATTTTTCTGCACAATGGAATATAAACTGGGAACTTCATAATGACCATACACATCTTTGCGTAGCATACTCAGTCGTTGTTTGCCTGCCACATATTGATAATTAGTGTGACCAACATCTGGATTATTTTCTACATCAATAAGGTCTACTATAGCACGGAGTGTTATACCATCAATTTCTTCTGTAGTGATTCCATCATAGAAGTGAGGCTGTGCTTTGATTTCTATCATACTCTGACTGACGTCAGCTATGCTTTTACAGACTTTGGCCACCTGCGCTTGCCATTTTTCAATGGTCAACGGTTCTTTTTCACCGTTTCTTTTTATTACTGTAATTTTATTCATTATTGTCGAAACCTAACATTCATCTTGTAATTAACCTTACGAGGAAGTATTTAGTGAGAAAATCTTATTCGAATATTCTTCTTTGTATACACCGTTTTATGGGTGTTTTAAGGCACTAACAAAATGACATTGGGCTAGAAAAGTCCTTATCATTAGCGTAAACTAAATTATATACGCATTTTTTAAACTTGTCTAGCCCAACGGCGGAAATATTTGATTATAGGTAGCTGGAATAAGAATAGTTAAAATAACCCTGATCAGTTTGGTTACCCCAAGCAAGATTGGTGTAATAAATTCCAATTGATGTTGGTACTTGTCCTGGTGCGCCCGTGAATACAACACCGGCAGCATCAATAAACTGAGCTTTGAAATCCAATAACATTTGGTTATTACCAGACGGGTCAGTGCCAGCAAAGTTATAGTCATCACTCAACTGTAATTTGGCATTTAGAACATCAGCCACTATTTGAATAGTGCCTTGTCTAGTGAAATTTTGTGCTGTGCTTTTATAAAAATATTTGATAGTGTGTGTAATACTTTCTGTGGGAACTCCAAATGCATCAGTTGAACATGGCAATCTAAAAGCCAAGTCAGCAGTGGTTCGATAACCTAAAATAATTTTATTAAACATTTGAGGAGCGTAACTACCATGTCCAGCAAACTCAGGCACATACTGAGTAGTCAGCACCAAAGAAGTTGCCATCTCAATGTGTCTATCAGATATATCATTCACACTGCCGTTGCCATATGTGGCAAAATATATTTGCGGATATCGGGCGCTGAGACTACTGGTGCCACCGTCATTGCCTACATTTTTGTATATGCAATTTCTAGTGGTATTGTTAGTGCCAAGACCTAGATACACTGCATGTCTTTTAATGTTGTTGAATCTGCAATTGGTAATATTGGTGTTGCGCGGTCCGTACTGTTGTCCCACGGTCTGTCCATCGGCACCTTCTCCAAACACAAAACTTTGATAACCGTTATCAAAGAAACAGTTTTCAAAATCGTTATCAATTATGTCTTGTTTTGCGTATACTGCGTATGTAAAGTTTGTAAATCGAATATTTTTAAACAAGTTAGCAGAGCAAGTGACCAAACTGCTAAAACTGTTCAATGCAATACCAACGTTTTTAGTATTGGTTACTCCGCCCCAATCGCCTTGTAAATTTAAATCCGTAAACTTACTGTCTTTGACACAGTTCAAAGTCAAACATCCGTTTTTACCAGTAGGTGCATGAATAGTCATGCCTTCTAATTCAATGTTACGTGGTTGATTACTGTTGGTGGTTGATGAGATGATGGACGGATTTCCAACTGTTGATGTATCATTAACAAACTCTATGGCAGACTTGGTCAATGTAACAGTAAATGTTATGGCAGTTTGTGTGACTGTGGCGTTGGCGCTCAGCGTTACACTAACGTTGGGAACAACACTAACAATAGTAGCTCCAGCAGGAATTCCGTTGCCGGTTATCAATGCACCGACCATACGTGCATTTGCTCCGCTGGTAGTTAATAAAGACTGTCCATTAGTAGTTGCACCTGTAACAGTAGATACTGGATTATAATATATGAAAGTCTTATCGGCGCCTGCACCTACTATGCTTGCATATGCCGGAACATATAATGTAGACGATATGTTATATACACCAGGTTGTAGTACCAATGTTACTCTAGTTCGTTTGGCAATAACCGATGTACCTGACGATTTGGTAGTGGGATTTAAAAATAACTGATTGATAGCACGTTGTAGTGTAACAGTATCGTCCGCAACTCCATTGCCAGTTACACCAAAATCGTAAGCTGAAACAACATCATCTAATTTGTCTTGTAGTAATCGTGTAGTGGGATTATTGGCTGTGGGACCAGTAGTTATGCTGGAATCGGTAGCATGATAAATGTGTTTGATAGTGTTAAGAATGTTGAATTGTGTTTCAAGATCCTTTTGCGTAAGAATTTTTGTATTTCCTACTGCCGGACTGCCTTCGCTGACAGCTCCGTTGCCAATGTACAATTCCTGACTATCAATGGCCCACGCCATTTCGCCCGATGCCAATTGAGGTAGCCCAGTACCACTATTAATTTTACCGCGTCGAACTTGAATTCGACTAATTTGAACCACAGCCATGAGAATATCCTCTATATAGGATATTTATCAGTTTTCTCTGTAGTACTGCTCCACCCTATTCCACCACTGCTTTTCCCAGTGAGCAAACATGTCTGGGGTAAGAATAAACTCCTGATAAGCCGGTTCTCCCCAAACCATAGGTGTAATTTCGGGAGGTTTTACGCACATGAATACTACACCTTTGCGAATGTTGGTCTTATGTACTTCGTTATGAGCCAGCGCATAAGCCACCATTTGCAAGTAATAGTCTTCAATCCACTCTTCTTTTTTGGGTTTGTTGGTTTGTTTATGGTCCATGATTGCACCCTCATTCAAATGAAGTCCTACACAATCAGTAGTTCCCGCATATAAACCAGGATAATACAAACCAACTTCAACACCCCACACTTCGTTAACATTTTTAAGTCCGTGTTCGATAATGTGTTTGGCCATTTTGTGACTTTGCACACTGTATGGATTTGATCCTGGATCGTTGAGTGTACCTTGCACAATGTAATCTTCCAAATACTTGTGCATACGTGTACCGCGGCTGGCAGCTTCGGTAACAATCTCAGTGGCTTTCTTTTCGCCCACAGCTCGCCGCCATGCCTGTAAGGCGGCAACTTTTTCTGCTGGTTTGGTTTTGTCTAGGATTGTTGTAACGGATGGTAGTTTGCCACCGTCTGGCGTTGCGTATAAACGCTTGCCTTCTACACTTTCTCTGTTTAAAGGAGTGTAGTCATATCTTTCAGTTAATAAGGTCATACAGTATGTTAAACTATATGACCTTATTTGTCAATGCTTATTTGCCTAATTTGGTTGCACGTTTTGCCATTTTCTCAACTTCGCCGGTTTTTTCTCCGCCTTGTTGTTGTCTGTCTTGTTGATTATTGGTTTTTAACACAATGCCTTGACCATCAAATCGATCAATGAACTTTTTCAGTAATGGGCCTTCTTGTGGATCATCCCAACGGGCAACAAATGCATCATATGCTTCAGCATCACTGTCACCCAGTGTGGGCATGTCTCTATTGGCCAATTCAGTGTTTAATGTATCCCATCGAAGATTGCCTTCGATTCCGTTAGGGCCTTGATTGTTTGCGTCTGATTGAAGAACCCAAAGAATACGTTCTAAGGGTTCTATGTTCTCAATTATTTTTTTTTTGAAGCTAACAACATGCCTAACTTGCGGCTGTAGTCGATGCTTTCTCTTTTCTCTCGGCCTACTTCTGGTGCTGGAGGAGTTTCTTCGCCTGGTGTGCCGGCCATGTCAGCTGCCATGCCTGCCATTGCATCACCGCCCATGGAAGGTAGACCACCTGCTGGTGCCGCTGGAGCTCCCATAGTTGGTGCTTCTCCACCTGATACTAACGATAAGCCTGTTGATAGACCGGTTCTTGAAGTTTCTAATGCTGTATATACTGCCTCTAATGCAGGTTTAACTGCATCTTGATATTGTTGTGCAACATCACTTCCTTGAGTTTCTCTTATAGAGTCCATTAGTTCAAGCAATTGTTCTGCTTTCATTGCGGCCACATCTTCTAGCCAGCCTGTAATACGGTCTACCATGTCTTTTGTAGCCATGATAATTTCGGCCTTGTCTTCTTCGCCTTCAGCAAGAATATAACTTGCTTGTGATTCTGTTAAGTCGTAACGAATTGATAATTCTGCTTTGAGTTCTGCGTTGTCGCTTTCGCCCAATGTCATTCGTTGAATTGCACTGTTGATCCAATTTGATGGAACTGAAAACCCTTTAGCACGTTGTCCAATAATGGTTGCTTTGTATTGGTTAACACTTTCATTTTTCTTTTGTTTTTTCATTGTTTCTTCTTCGTCTTGTGATTCATCAAGATCGCACTCACATGGCGCTTTGTGGCAATCACTGCATTTGCCTTCTTCGCGTTCCATGATTTCTTGATTGATAACATCAAGCAAAGCACGAGTTTTTTGATAAGCTGGACTACCACTCAATGAGTCAAAACTTTCATTCATTTCGAGTTGGCTCATTTCAGTGCGTAGTTTGTTTTGCACGTCTGAAAGCTGAACATCGTTGAATTGTTCCAGTTTCAATTTGTATCCAAAGTTCTTAGCTAGACTTTCGTTGAGTCTTTTGCTAGTAACAGGTTTTGATAGTTCTCTAATTTGCATGATGGCGTCCTAAGATATCTTATTGTGTATTTATACTTTTCAGCTGGCGAAAGTCCATTTAAAAGACTGTGATATTTGATTCTTGTAATGATCCGACTTATCCTGGCTGTATTCTAACTTATTTAACAATATCAAATACCTATCATAATCAATGGACTTCTTGGCAATGTTGTTTTTGAATACTAGGGTATCACAATAATGCGTCCAATAGTGTCTATCCAACTGCTTGATACTGTTGAATTTGTTAAGGTCTAATCGATGATATGCTTTTGCGGCCATGAGAGCACAGGTTTTGAGATAAAATTGCTCTATGAATGGCCCAGATTTGTAATGTAGTGCCCAGTTTTTAAATTTGTCTAATTTAATTACAAATTCTTTATAAACAATGTCGCCGTTGGGCTGTATGCTTATAGGCAACGTGTTTGCAAGATCTACTTCAAACTGTCCAGCAAGTTCTTTGATAAATTTAGGTTTGGGTTTATTTGATTTTTTCATTTGCAACTACACTAGGATCATTCATTCCTATTTTAGTTATCAAACTCTTGCGTATCATGACCTGAACTTTGAATTGATCTTGCTCACTCAGCTGACTGAGTTTAACTGGTTGTTTTAAACGTGCTAAGAGTTTAGCTTCTTCACGGGTAGTCCAAATATCAAATCCGTCAAGGATATTGTATATTTTTTCGTTCTTTGGACTGTGTTCGTAGCCGTCTAAAAGTTCGCTTATTTTCATCTTAAGCCTGCGATAGTTCTCATTTTTTCTAGTAACTCATCATCAGCTTGTTTGGCCGCAGTGTCTGCACTTGGCGTCACCGGCTTAATAGATTGTGGTCTATCCGATGGTTGCTGACTTGTTGGCATATTGTCTGCTTGAGCCGCTAGTGATTTTAAGTCGTCAATCATTTTTAAAAATTCTGGATCATTAAAAACCTGAGACATTTTTTGCATAGTCAACACTATATCAA